TCGTTAGGCGTAGCATCATCTAGCACACCAACAAACGCCACTATCCTACGCCCATCAATAGACAGGCAACCCCGTTCTTTCAATACATCTCTCATATCACCCCCATACAAAGAAGCGTATCAACTGACACGCCAACATAACGAATGCCAATACAACTAGCACCCACCCAAACTTATCGAACCAACTAATCATCATGCACCTCCTTGTTAACAACCATTAATCATTACTGCATACAAATCAGGGTGGGTTGCAGGGTCAGCCCACCAACACGCACAATCCAACCAACCTTCATGCACCTCAAACTGTGCAAACCAATTAAGATTTTTTTCAAACAACATCACGCACCTCCCGTATCCAATCAATAAACACCTCGCTAGGCTTGACCCAACGAGCCACACGCTTAACATCAGGCACTTCAATGGGGTAGTTAAGCAATAACCCCATGTCTTTGTCGAACCCAACTAGCCTAAAGAACTCAGGCGTGTCGGGCTTGCGATACAACTTAATTACTACCATTTTTTTCTTCTTCAAGCGTTGTTAAAAATTCATCTACGGGGTTGGCAACCCATTGTGGTATCTCGCTTACCTTCTCACGAGTGCCGTCTTCCCACTCCACTTCAATAGTCCACCATGCTATTTTCATTTGGTTCTCCTTGTAATTTCGTTCTCAATACTGCGTATCAGGTATAGGTCTTTTACGCCCACACCACCTAGTTTTAACTCCACAAGCAACTGCCGTAACTTCCTAATACCAACCGCCTTTATGTTTATCACACACTCTCCTTTTTAAAATACATCACTATCTGCACATCAACTTCAATCCTCTCGCCTGCCATTGCACGCACCATCAGGTCTTTCTTTATTTGTTTTGCCTGCTCGTAGTTTTCTCTATGCTGTCGTAAGAGAGCGTGCTGTGGGTTTGTTTGGTCTTTTGTGCAGGATTTCTGCACAAGGTTTTTATATGCTTGGTATCTGTTCGCATACTTGGCAACCTGTTGCCGTAGGTTTATACCTAGTTGTTTGATTGGCTCGGCTCGTTTCTTTTCCCAATACTCAGTCATGACCCGCTTCTTAATTAGGTTTGCGTTTTCTTTCTTGGTCTTTAGCATGATGTCGGCGAGGGTTTGGTGCAGGTCGCCACTCGCTCTTTTGTTCTTGATGTCTTTGGTAGTGAGTGGGGTTTTGCGTTTGGTGTGTTGCCAACACGAACGACAACGAGATGAGATGACCGTAAGAGCGGTCTGCACAGACTCCCTGCGTAGCAGGCTCGCACTCTGACGCTTACTCAAGCGTCTTTTAAATTGTTCTCGTGGCTTGGTTTCGCCACACATTGTGCAGACTTTCTGCACATCTTTGGTTTTTTGGTCAGGCATTGGCTACCTTTTAATATTAGGTGGACGTGTAGGTATGACGTGGTTTTTTGTTAATAGTATAAGGCTTGGAGTGCGATTGTGTATACATGTCTATCAAAAATAAAGAATTATCAAAGGAAAAAATAAAGTGCAATTTACGCAGTCACTTTTTTTCTTACTTATTATTAGAGAAAGTAATTAATATATTTATATATACTAGTATATCCAAATGCCGACCAAGCCTTTCCGCACAATGGTTTCGGGGTGGCAACATGATGTCCACTAGGGGTTAAAAGGTAGACATATGTCAACTTACCCCAAAAACCATTGTTCTCTGCAATGCGTTGTGCAGAACTTCTGCACATCAATTAAACAACCCACACATCACGCAAGACTTTCTTCTCGGATAGGTAGTTGAACAGAGATGCCATGGGCTTAACAACTAGGTCAGGGTTACGCTTGTATGACTTGACCCAAAACTTGCTAGCCCCTGTGCCACTACGGAATACATCTAGGACTTCGCCTGTGGCTTTGTTCTCAATGACAGCACCACCGCCAATGGTGGTAGATGCGTTGAGTTTACGGATAAATGTTGCTGTTTTCATGGTGTTACTCCTTCGTTGGTTAGTTGAATTTACTGCGTTGATACTCGGTAACGCTGAACTGCTTAAAGGCTTCGCCCATGGATATGGGCTTGGGTGCTTCTACTACTTTGGGTTTCTGTGCAACAACCTGCACAGTCTTTACTGACTTGAGTAATGCACAATGCTGTTTGGATAACATGGTTAGCCCTTTCTTGAGTATTCAATGATGGCTCTGACTTTCTCTCGGTCAAGAGTGTCGCCTTCAAAGTGTGGGTTGTGCCTGACAACATCACACGCCCTTTTGATAACAAAGTCCGATACACCTAAATCGTATATCTCGCCTTGCCCGTAGAAACTACGCACATACTGATAAAACTCCTGTTTCTTTTCTAACATGACAACTCCTTTTGTGGTTTACTGCAGTGGGTTTGACAGAAAACAGAACCGCCTTGCGACCTCCCCCGCTCGGCTCGCCCTGTAATTTCTGTCAAATTTGTTGTGCAGAACTTCTGCACAATTACTTCGCACGAGCCTTTCTGTCGTTTGAATAAGCAAGGTGAAAGCGTTCTTGCTCTTTCTTACTCAGGCTATACAACTTCTTGAGCAACTCGGTAACTTCATCAACCTGTTTCGCAACGGGTTGCGGAGAACCTTTCTTGCCTTTCGGAACAATCTTGATCGGGAAGTAGTATTGCAACATTGTCCGAGCCTGATTCTCAGCGTCTGTGCCATGTGCGTCAAAGCCGAGGTAGCCTTTGTATGCACCCTTCTCCAATCGTATGGGCTTGACACCCTTGAACTTGCCAATGACTTGTGCAACTGTGTCCCTCATAGCAACTTGTTGCTCAGGCGTTGCGGTGTTATACAACGGCTTGACCTTGTTGAGTGCTTCCCTGAGGGCTACACCTGAATCAAGGTGTGATTGCAATTTGGTGCAGAAGTTCTGCACAACGGCTTGTTGAGATTTCAACATGATTAACTCCAATAAAAAAGCCGAGCAGTTCGGCTCGGCAACGAATCAAGTAATTTGCTTACCTGACAACTCTAGTATACCACAACCTGTTGTGGAGAACTCCATTATGCTGTTTGCCGAACCCCACCCGATACCCACCCAAGCGATATGTAACGATGGCAACGAGACCACGGCAACTCTGTTCGTTAGCCGCAAAATAAAAAATTGTCAAATTTTGTAAAAAAATTAGGGAGTCATGTCAAATCTTAGACATAGGTGGGGTACTAACGCCAAAACATACAGATTGGAAAAACGCCTTCGTCTATAGGCGCCGAGTGCACGTCAACCCGTATCGCTTTCCCCCTGATCCCGTGGCAGATCAAGGGCAGTATATCAAAGTGGGGTACTAATGGGTACTAGTTGAAGCATGCGAAGCGGTCAAAAATCCCACGTTCCCCCGTGCTCACGTGAAGAGCAAAGTCAGTATACAGAAAAAAAAACCCCCAGACTTTGCTGGGGGCGCAAGGTGAGTGTGAACCCACGAAAGGAACCGCAGTCCAAACGAAGGAAAAAACTGCGGCAAGAGCAGTATACATAAAAAACTTTACACAACAAAGAAAAACCGGTTACACTCCGTGTAACCGTGTCAGCAGTACCCCGTGTTTTCCCACGCAACCAAAGGAGATTAGACACACGATGTTTTTGGAGCACCTGGTAACAGCGAAGGCAGCAGACTTCATCCCAGATCTTATACAAGATCCGGCGGCTTTCACGTCTTTAGACGAAGCAACCCCAGCGCAAACCCTCTCCGCACAGCACAAAACCAGCCAGTGGCTAAAAAGTCTTACCGATGAAGACGATGAGATACTGACTGAAGCTCAAGAAGAAAAAACCACAGACGCATTTAACGCCCTAGTCACCCACGACCCTAAGGCAAAACAAAAACTATTAACCCTTGATCTACCAGAAGAGATAAAGTCAGCCGTTGGGATGGTGACAGCCTACCAGTGGAAGTTTATTGAGCAGGCAGAAGAGCTACGCAGTATGAGCGTGGCAAAAATAGTTAAAGAAACCGACCACCCCGACGCCAAAGTACGCTTAAAAGCACTAGAGTTGCTGGGCAAGGTCACAGAAGTGGCGCTTTTCACCGACCGCGTCCAAATCAAAAATGAAGAAATAAGCGATGAAGAGCTAGATGCTCGCATCAAAGAGAAACTGGGGCGCTATATGGGCGTCGTTGACATCGTCGATGTCGAGGAAAAAGAATGAATTACGAGTTCATGACCCCAGAAGAGGCGCTTGCAGCGCAAAAAGCGCTCAAGCACATGAACAAATACGAGAAACTTGTCTTTTTAGACGAGTTAACGCAAAAAGAACACAGGCATCGGCTCAAAATGGCAAAAAAGAGCCCGATAGCGTTTGCAAAACGTGTATATCCGGGGTTCAAAGTGGGACCCCATCACAAAAAACTAGCCAAAATATTCCAAGACGTCGTAGACGGTAAAAAGAAACGGGTGATTATTAATATTGCCCCCCGTATGGGTAAGTCGGAGTTCTCCAGCTACCTGTTCCCAGCGTACTTTTTGGGTAACTACCCAGAAAAGAAAATCATCATGGGTACCCATACCGCGTCTCTCTCGGAAGACTTTGGTCGACGAGTAAGGAACTTAATTGAATCCGAAGAATATCAAGAAGTCTTCCCAAACACCGTGGTGGCAGACGACCAGAAAGCGGCGGGGAAATGGTCTACTGGTGCTGGCGGTCAGTATTACGCTGCTGGTGTCGGTGGTGCTTTGGCAGGTCGCGGTGCTGACCTATTTGTTATTGACGACCCACATTCTGAACAAGATATGAAGGCGAATAGCCGCTTGGCGTTTGACAATGCGTGGTCTTGGTTTCAAACCGGACCGCTACAGCGTCTCATGCCAGGTGGTGCGATTATAGTCATTATGACAAGGTGGTCGTTGTTGGATCTGACAGGGCGCTTAATTGACTACCAGATTAAAAATCCAGAAACCATACCTTGGGAAATCGTACAGTTGCCAGCCATCATGGACGAGGGCACGGAAAAAGAAAAATCGCTTTGGCCTGCACAGTGGAACCTAGAGGCGTTAAAAAATACTAAGGCGTCGATTGACCCACGGTTTTGGAATGCGCAGTATATGCAAAACCCCACGTCCGATATGTCGGCGCTGGTGTCAAGAAAAGACTGGCGGATCTGGGAGGCAGAAGACCCACCCCCATGCGACTACGTGATTCAGTCTTGGGATACGGCACACGAGGTAAAGACCTCTAGCGACTACAGCGCTTGTACGACATGGGGCGTTTGGTATAACAACGAGGACAAGAACAGCCCGAACCTGATCCTGCTTGACGCTTTCAAAGAGCGTATGACCTTCCCGGAATTAAAAGCGACGGCACTCAAGCATTACAAAGAGTGGAACCCAGATGCGTTTATCGTGGAAAAGAAAGCAGCGGGTAGCCCGTTGATTCAAGAGTTACGTCGCATTGGCATACCAGTACAAGAGTTCACACCATCACGGGGTAACGATAAAATGGTGCGTTTGAATGCGGTTGCTGATTTGTTCACGAGTGGCAAAGTGTGGGCGCCAGATACACGCTGGGCACGTGAAGTAATCGAAGAAGTTGCATCGTTTCCAGTTGGCGAACATGACGATTACGTGGATACTACAACCCAGGCGCTTTTGCGTTATCGGCAAGGTGGGTTTATTAGCCTTGAGACAGACGAGAGAGACGACGATCTTTTGTATAAATACCGCAGA